CTTTCGGGGTCCCGAGACTGTTGCGGAACAGTTTCGAAAAATCCAAATTTGATCGAATCACAGCTTAGAAAGGTAGAGCCATGGACAGAACTCGAGAACGTTACGAGATGGTTCCATATCCCATTAAAATTGGGAGAGGTGGAGTTTATTATTTAAACCCACCCGGTGGTACTCCTTCGTTAATAACGGAGGGTAACATCATGGATTCCAGCTACGCCGGGAACATGTCATGGTGGGAGTATTCCCACGATAGCACGCATCCTGGGCCTCCGTTTCTAAACGGTGGCGACTGGCTCAAGTTCAAGTTCACGGCCCCATTTTCTGCTAGTGGGGCAAAACGTCTGGAGTCTTTTGACTTCACTTCTCCTCGTTTGGGTTATTTCTTTAACTCAAGCGATTGGAGAGGCCGAGCTTACTACTCGGGAGGTTTTAAGCCCTTGACCTTCGGGTTTAACAATCTTGGGGAGTCTGAAATGCTCCTCTATGATCAGATAACCCCTAGGTCTATCACTGGCGGAAACCTTTCTTCTTACGGAAACCGGGCCTATGCTCGCATGAGGCCAAAAGTTGAGAGAGCTGGCATCGCTCAAGCCCTTTATGAGCTTAAAGATGCCCCCGGCATGTTGAAAACTACCGCTAAGGGATTTCACGATTTATATCGTTCCCTTGGCGGCAGCAATGCCGTCGATAGCAACTTGCTAGATCGTGCTAATCGCGTGTGGGGCAATGCCAAACACGTAATTGGCCCGAAGCCTGTTGCTAATCAGTTCCTCAACGGAACCTTTGGATGGGTTCCGTTTGTCCAGGACGTCGTTAAGGTTTGTGACGTGGCTGTCAATTTTGACAAGTACGTTCAGCAAACCCAAGAAACTAACGGCCAATGGGTCAAACGTCGGTTTACCGAAGCCGATCAGATAAGTGATGAGGTCATCTTCTCCATTGGAGGAGCTGACACCATGTGTATCCCTTCGTTGGGGGACACCATAATCTCTCATGGATCAATGACGTTACGTAGACAGAGTCTCGTACATCAGTGGTACACTGGGAGCTTTATGCGTTACTTACCTGAGTTCGACGGTTCAAAGTTTATGGATCCGGCTTTCCGATCCCTCAAGCAGATGATGGACCTCTATGGGGCCAACATCAGCCCGACAACTTTGTACCGCGTGATGCCTTGGACGTGGCTGGTTGATTGGTTTGTCGGAGGAGCTGATTTTGTTCAGCGCCTCGAGGACATGGCCACAGACCAGATCGTCTCAGATCACTTCTTCCTTATGCGACATGCGCAAGAGCGCATAGAGTATAAGGCTTTCATTGCAGATCACCAAGGTAATTCGGTATCACCTTCGTGGTACCGATCTATGGAAGTGAAACGCCGTGAAAGAAGTGTCGATCCTTTTGGATATTCCACTGCACCTTCCGGTTTATCCGGGATGCAGTTAGCGATTCTAGGTGCGCTGGGCTTGTCCCATCGCGCTCCTTGAGTCTACCGACTAGGATAGTCTACCACCTGTGCGCGTGGCAACCGTGCAGAACTCCTAGTTTTAACGCCGATAGCTCAAAGGAGTCAAACATGGCACTCAGCGATCCACTCTCTTTTACCATAGGTTCAGTGACTTACTCTCTCGCTCGCGTAGAGACGCAGGGAGACCTCACTAAGGGGCTCACTTCGACCTACGAGAACGATTCCGGCGTCTTGCGACTACTGGTTACCCAGCAGATCACTAAGGCTAACCGGATCCGAACTTCTGTTCGGGCAGAGTTGAAGGCGGTCGTGACTAACCCGCTGGATAGTACCAGCGACTACGACACGATCACTGAGACGCACGCTTACGACCGACCCGCCTTCGGGTTCGACGTAGACGACGTCAAGGCACTGACGGCTGGAATGAAGACATTCCTGGCCGATGCGATGGTCGAGAAGCTTTACGGCAAGCAGTCGTAGGGCTAGATAAGCCCGCGGACCTTGCCCCCTTCTCGCCTCCGGGTAAGAAAGAGTTATCGTTGAAAAACGATAGCTGAGTGGCGTGCTTCGAATGACTACCCCCGTAAAGGAGGAGTCTTGAAAAGCGACGCAAGTGATTACCTAGAGCTGATGCACGCTGTCTATTTTGACGCCTGCATCAAGTGTTCCGCGGATGTCTCTGATTTACGTGACTTGAAAACCATCAAGTCACGGGTCATGAGCGAGGGCTTGTCCTTTCTGACAATTACCCTTCCTGCCTTCTGCTCCGCCTTTGAGCGGGCATTGGAGACAGGTTTTATTGACCCGACCTTGTTTAACCGCGCTGGCAAATTCCGATTTATCGGAAGCCGTCGGCACAAGGGAGCGATCCCTGCGTTTTTGCAAGGTATGCTCGGTCAGCTCTTTGACCGTGAGACTGGGAGGTTACTCGATGAAAGTTCCGAATCCCCCACCCTTGTTGAGTCAGTCAGACAAGTCTGCTTACTCTTCAAAAAGGTGGAGCTTAGCTGTACTCCCTCAAGGGATACTGCAGCTATCGAAAACTTCATTTCTGTTGAGCAAGACCTTGAGACGTTTTCTGTCCCGGAAAGAGACTCTAGTTATTTTTCTAGAGTATCTTCGTTGCTTTGGGATAATCTTCTGGGCGATTTACGCCCTGAAGTCTTTGTCCCTAGGCATGGTCCCGGAACCACTGCCGAACGCATTTCTGGTAACCAGAAGTATGTTTGGCGTGTCTGGCATGAACGTCTCGAACCTTTTCTGCCTTTTCTCGACAACGCTCTTTCTATTAGCGCTGTCGGCAGTCGAGAATTCGAGAAGGTTACGTTCGTCCAGGAGGAGCACGAGCAGCCTGTTAAGGTCACTCTTGTTCCGAAAACGTTAAAGGGCCCACGCATCATCGCTATAGAGCCTGTGTGCATGCAATATGCGCAACAGGCGGCCCAATCTGCTATTACTAGCAGTATTGAGTCCGCTGACTTAACTCGTGGTCGCGTGAATTTTCGTGACCAGGGTGTAAATCAGAAGCTGGCGTTGATGTCTTCGAAGACTGGTTCATATGCAACCTTGGACCTCTCTGATGCGAGTGATCGTGTTCCACATGACCTTGCTTTGGGGATGCTCGACGGAAACCCCTATTTAAGGGACTACGTTGATGCATGTCGTTCGAAGAAGGCGAAAGTTCCTGATGGGAGAGAAATCTTTCTCAGGAAATTCGCATCGATGGGTAGTGCTCTATGTTTTCCAATCGAGTCGATGTACTTCTACACTATTTGTGTAGCGGCTCGAATGCGAAAATATAAACTTCCCTTGACACACGCTTCTATCCGAAGGGTTACGAAACGAATTTTCGTTTTCGGGGACGACTTAGTTGTCCCGAAGCGTGACGTGGACGCGGTTCTTGAAGACCTACAGAAGTACAACTGTAAGGTTAACGCCCGTAAGTCTTTCTGGATCGGAAGATTCAGAGAGTCTTGCGGTGTAGACGCCTATTTGGGATATTCGGTAACACCTATATATCTTCGAAAGGGGCGCCCTAAGAACCGGCAGCAAGCATCTGAACTCATTTCCTGGGTTGCCACCGCTAATCTCTTCTATAAGAAGGGTTATTGGAGGGCAGCTACTCTCATGTATAGCACATGTGAGAGCGTCATAGGGGATCTCCCCTATGTCTCGGAAGAGAGTTCTTTGCTTGGTAGAATATCAGTTATGGGCTATCGTTCCGTCGGAAGATGGAACGGTGAACTCTTCCACTTTGAGAAACGTGGATTAGTTCCGAGCCCCGTCTATCGCAGTGACAAGATAGACGGATATTCGGCTCTACAGAAGAGTTTGTTGGCTCTTGAGAGACGTAACCCGTCGATCGTAGAGCTGGCAGATTCTCCTGTGCTTCTCGAACGTCAGAAAGGGGTTGTTCAGCCCCTCTCTGTCGATAAGAAGCATCTTGAGCGATCTGTACAGCGCGGCGCTGTCACACTAAAACGCCGCTGGGTCCCTGCACGTTAGCAGGGGTTAGAGGATTCGTCCTCCGGGGAGAGCGACTGG